TAGGTTCGTGTTCTTGAGGCTCAGTTCTCGTGTTCAAGGGAGTCAGATGACATGCCAAGAGTGGTGTGAGAAGTATGACTTTCTGTATGCAGAAAAAGAAATACCTAAGGAGTGGATACGCAAACAAAAACCTAAGAAAAAATAATGGAAGACGAAAGACCAGAAACACTTTATTCATTCTCATCACAGAATGAAGGACCGCTTCAAGAAGTAACAGTATCCTTTGAAGGGTCATACTTAATGGATGTTCTCTTTGAGTTTAGTAATTTCTTGAGAGCATCTGGATTCTCCTACGTGAGTGAAGTAGCTGCTGTCTATGAAGATGGATCAGGAATTACTTCAGAAGGAGTTGACTTCGATCACATCGCAGAAGATGAGGAATCAGACGAGTGAGTTCATAGCACATGAACCATGTCCCAAGTGTGGATCTAAAGATAACTTAGCGAGATACACCGATGGACATGCGTGGTGCTTTGGTTGTGGTTATTACGAAGGAATAGAGAAAGAGGTGACAAGTATGGAATTTGTACAAGGGGAATGTCTTCCCTTAAATAAGAGAAGTATTAGTCAAGCAACTGTAGATCATTGGGGTTACCAGATTGGTGACTACAAAGGTAAGAAAGTTCAGATCGCAAACTATCGTAACGATCAAGGCACCATCAAAGCTCAGAAGATTCGATTTCCAAATAAGGATTTCTTATTCATTGGAGATACAAAGTCTTGTGGTCTCTATGGTAAACATCTCTGGAGAGATGGGGGTAAGATGATTGTGATAACTGAGGGGGAATTGGATGCACTCTCGGTATCACAGGCACAAGGGAACAAGTGGCCTGTAGTTTCAGTACCAACAGGATCAGCAGGAGCACGTAAGGCTATCGCTCAGGACTTAGAATGGCTTGAGCAGTTCGATAGTGTGATCCTCATGTTCGACCAAGACGATGCAGGTCGTAAAGCCTTGGACGAATGTGTTCCCTTGTTCACCCCAGGTAAAGCAAAGATAGCAAAGCTACCACTCAAGGATGCCAATGAGTGTCTCGTGAAGGGTAGAAACTCAGAGATTATTGATGCTATCTGGGGTGCAAAAGTCTTCCGTCCTGATGGGATAGTAGATGGTAGAGATTTATGGGACTTAATCTCCAATGAAGACTCAAGGGAAGCATGTGATTATCCTTATAGTGGTCTCAATGATATGACCAAGGGATGTAGGAGAGGTGAGATAGTTACGATTACCGCAGGGTCAGGGATAGGGAAGTCCTTGATATGTAGGGAGATAGCTTACCACTTCATGCTTCAAGATAAGAAGGTAGGTTACATTGCCTTAGAAGAATCTAACAAACGGAGTGCCTTAGGTTTTGTTGGATTGTACTTGAACAAACCAGTTCACCTCAATGAGAAGGTAGATCAAGAGGAACTAAAGGAAGGGTTTGATAATACCTTAGGCACAGGGAACTTATACTTCTACGACCATTGGGGTTCCACTCAAATTGAGAACCTACTAGGTAAGATCAAGTACATGGTGAGGGCACTCGGTTGTGAGTACATCATCCTCGATCATATATCTATTGTGATCTCAGGTATCGAAGGTGGTGATGAACGTAGGATGATCGATGTTGCTATGACTAAACTGAGATCCCTATGTGAAGAAGTCCAGTGTGGTTTGATACTTGTGTCTCACTTACGTAGACCGAGTGGTGACAAAGGACATGAAGAAGGAGTCAAGACTAGTCTTTCTCAACTGCGTGGTTCACATGCCATAGCACAACTGAGTGATCAAGTGTTCGGTTGTGAGAGAGATCAGCAAGGAGACAATCCTGATATGACTACATTACGTGTCTTGAAGAACCGATGGACAGGTGAAACAGGTATAGCTACTCATCTCTTCTACTCCAAGGAGACAGGGAGATTGAGTGAAACCCAACTCACCGAGGAAGAAGAGAATGACCAGGACTTTTGATGTCACACTCGTTGTGTTCATAGTGTTCTTTATGTGTGTACTAGGTTCCCTTCTCCTAAATATTTATTTAGTAAGAGAGATGAAGTACATGTCCTCTAACATAAGGTATGGTCATGATTTGATTAACACCTTAGGTTTAAAAATTGAGTTACTCCATAGAGAGAACGTATGCGACAACCACCGAAGCAAGTCTATGTAGACATTGAAACAGATGGACTCTTGGATGAAGTAACCAAGGTTCACTGTCTAGTTTATTCATGTGATGGAGAGGTAACTGTTGTCACTGGTGATGACATAAAAGATTCACTCTCGTTTCTTAAGGATCAACATCTTATTGGACATAACCTCTTAGGGTTTGACTTCCGTGTCTTAGATAAACTCTATGGGTTTTGTCCTACTTCATACACCGACACCTTGATCCTATCGAGACTCACGTTCCCAGACTTGAGAGCAAAAGACTTCGATGCAAGAGCAATGGACTCAAAGATGTATGGGTCACATGCACTCAAGGCATGGGGTCATCGACTCTCATTCTTCAAGGGTGACTATGGTGAACAAGAAGGAGCATGGGAACACTTAAGTGATGAGATGATTGAGTACTGTAAACGTGATGTATCTCTCACTGAGAAACTTCATGGTCACCTGACTAGTCATCACAAACACTATAGTCCTGACTCCTTAGAACTTGAGCATAGCGTATCCAAGATATGTTATGAGCAGGAGAACTTCGGGTTTCCCTTCGATGTTCCTAAGGCATTAGAACTATACAAAGAACTCACAGATCGCAATGTACAACTCAACAAAGATTTAGTTGAGGCATTTGGTTCATGGGTTGTGGATGAAGGTGAGAGAAAGAAAGGACTCTACCATAAAATAAAGATCGTAGAGTTCAACCCTAACTCTCGGCAACATATAGCCAAGAGACTCAAGGATATACACGGATGGAAACCAAAGGAGTTTACTCCTAGTGGTGAACCAAAGATAGATGAGAAGGTACTCGGTAAACTTAAGTATCCTGAAGCGGAACTAATGAGTGAGTACCTAATGATCTCCAAACGATTAGGACAACTAGCAGAAGGTAACGAAGCATGGTTGAAACTAGAGAAAGATGGGAGACTGCATGGGTCAGTTAACTGTATGGGGTCAGTCACAAGTCGTTGCTCTCATTCGCATCCGAACCTCGCTCAAGTTCCGAGCACTAAAGCACCCTTTGGGAAGCAGTGTCGAGAACTTTTTACGACAGATCCAGGATTTTCCCTTCTGGGTATTGATGTCTCTGGGCTTGAACTGCGTTGCTTGGCTCACTATATGGCTCGTTATGACGATGGTGCATACGGCAAGATCCTACTTGAGGGTGATATTCATACTGCCAATCAAGAAGCTGCTGGACTCGCTACAAGAGACCAAGCGAAGACTTATATTTATGGGTTCTTGTATGGCGCAGGAGACCAGAAAATCGGTCAGATCATTGGTAAAGGGGCAACGGAAGGTAAACGATTAAAGGAAAAGTTCCTTAAGAAAATACCTGCGTTGAGGAAACTACGTGAGCAAGTCCAAGATAAAGCAAACAAACATGGGTTTGTACGTGGCTTAGATGGTAGGAGAGTTCCTGTTCGATCCGCACATGCAGCACTCAATACATTACTACAGAGTGCAGGTGCAATTATATGTAAACGATGGGTCGTATTGCTACACGATATGTTGGAAGCAGAAGGATACTCTTACGGACATGACTATGCACAGGTGGCATTTGTGCATGATGAAGTACAACTCATGGTAAAGGACGAACATGTCGATAGTATCGGACGAATCGCAGTTCACGCAATTGAGCTTTCTGGAGAGTATTACGGATTCAGAATCCCACTCACAGGAGAGTATAGATCAGGAAGAAACTGGGCTGACACCCATTGATCTTCACTCTCATTACTCTGGTGAAGCAGGAGAAAACCTAGTCTCTTATCTATTTCATAGGTGGTCTTACAATGTATGCAAACCAATGGTTGCTCAACCTTACGACTTAGTTGTGGAAAGAGATGGTATATTTAAAAAGATACAAGTGAAGCACTCTTTTACATCTAGGGTTAGACTAAGAAAAAGAGATCATAAATCTCCTGATGGTAAACAATATTATAGAGAAGGAGACTTTGACTATCTTTGTGCCTGTAAGTTTCCACATGTGTATGTTGTGCCTTGGGGTAAGTTAAAAGCTAAAACACAATTAACTTTCTCAGCATACCCAGAATATTGTTACGACCTCAACGATCCTCAAACCTACGAGTACCGACCAACGATATGACTACTCAACTCCTCATCGATGCAGACATAGCAATATACAAAGCTACTACTGCAAATGAAGTACCTATTAATTGGGATGGTGACTTATGGTCTCTCCATTGTGACATGGCGAAAGTCAAGTGTGACATAGATGACTATGTTAATAACATTAAAGAGAAGACTAATGCCACTAAAGTAACGATGTGTATATCACATCAGAATAACTTTAGAAAACTCATTAACCCTCAATATAAACTCAATAGAAAATCTACGAGGAAACCAGTTTGTTTTGTACCTGCTAAGAAGTACGTGATGGAAACTTATGAGTACGAAATCCAACCTTGGTTAGAGGCAGATGATGTCATAGGAATATTAGCTACATACGATAATGGCAATGAGAAAATAGTAGTTAGTGAAGACAAGGACTTATTAACAATTCCAGGTAACCATTGGGACATAAAGAACCAAGTGTTATGGAAACAAGATGAGCACACCGCTAACTATCTTTTCTATAAGCAAACACTAACTGGTGACACAGTTGATAACTACCAAGGTTGTCCTGGCATCGGCCCAAAAAAGGCGGAAAAAATTTTGGGAGAATGTGAAGACTTTGGTTTTGATCCTAAGCACGTTTGGAATGCTATCACCTCTACTTATAAGAATGCAGGATTAGATGAAGATGATGCGTTACTTAATGCGAGGATGGCAAGGATACTTAGGCATGGTGAATATGTAATGGGTGAACCTATCTATTGGAGTCCAGAGAATGAGCAGTACGATCTTAAATCATGATGAGTTTGAAAGACCTAAACATTACACCTCAGGGTTTGGAATTGAACCACTCGATTACATTATACAGAACGAGTTGGATTTCTTAGAGGGTAACATTATTAAGTATGTATCTCGATACCCACACAAAGGGGGTATAAGAGACCTCATGAAAGCACAGGTGTACTTGAATAGATTAATCGAAAGAGAAAGTAATAATGAGTAACTTACCTACGCAGTACCAAGAATACATTCACTTATCACGATATTCCAGATGGGACTATGAACAAAAAAGGAGAGAAACTTGGGAAGAAACAGTGGGAAGGTATTTTGATTTTTTCATTACCCATCTTAGGAACCATAGTGGTTATGCTATTGATGTTGCTACTTTAGAAGAACTAGAGAAAGCAGTACTTAACTTAGAAGTCATGCCTAGTATGCGGTGTTTAATGACTGCTGGTCCTGCTTTAGAAAAGGAGAACATTGCAGGATATAATTGTTCATATTTACCAATTGATTCTCTTAGGTCTTTTGATGAGTTGTTGTACATACTTATGAATGGAACTGGAGTTGGTTATTCAGTTGAAGAGAAGTACACATCTCAGTTACCTATGGTACCTAATGAGTTACATCCTACTGATACTCGCATCGATGTACGTGATAGTAAACTAGGGTGGGCTAAAGCATTTCGTGAGTTAATTAGTTTACTCTACGCAGGATTAATTCCTACTTGGGACTTAAGCAAGGTACGTAAGGCAGGAGAAGTACTTAAAACTTTTGGTGGGAGAGCAAGTGGACCTGATCCCCTTAACAAATTATTTCTTTATACTTGTAAGATATTTGAAAATGCAAAAGGACGAAAGCTCAGACCAATTGAATGTCACGACATTGTTACAAAAACAGCAGAAGTCGTGGTGGTTGGTGGTGTTCGTAGGTCTGCTCTTATTAGTCTCAGTGATCTTGGTGATGAGCAAATGCGACAAGCCAAG